AAACCTGACGGACGTTGATTTCGCAGTCTCAGTTGTTATATGCACATCTTTTATAAAAAGCTTGTGACCTGCGGCAACACAATAGTGGGATGTTTGACTCTGCCCCCTACCTGCGGCCACTGTAAGGAATGTAGTTCCACCACCAGAAGCCCTTACTGTAAGATTTCCTACATTCGAAGACCCATAAGCGCCTACGGTTGCCACTTCAGCCCTGTAGACACGAATAAATGAATTTGTAGACGCTGTTGATGCAGAGGTGCCGTTTAAAGTAAGTGTCTCGTTTATTCTTGCAAAACTGGCGTTAAGACCATAGACATCTATGGTTAAAGCCCCGTTTCCTCCAACATCATCGCTTGTATCGCTTGAGATAACCTCTATTGTTGTTGCAGAGGTCGGCATGTACGGACCAGCCCCGTCGTTTATTTCTATGAATCCTTCTGTGGTGCCTACCGCAGCGTTCAGGCCGAACTTTCTTAATGATTCATGGTTCGTTACGGTCCCTTTCGAATACATATGGGAAGACGGCAGGGTAGGGAACGGAAGTTCGTAATCCACATCTCCGTAGGTAGTTCCTTCAGGTCCGAATTGTATTTTTACTCTCTGTAAGTGAACCGGAGTGCCGGAAATAGTTACCTCATCGCTGGCGATAAGGTTCCCGCCTTTGCCGACGTTAAGCCTGGTGTTGTCTACCATTAATCAATGTCCTCTGCCTCGTAACCATTCTCGGTTCGGGTTAATCGCTTCTTACCGTTTTTCGGCATGTTTACCGTGATATTGGGTGGTTGCGGTGCGGGCTTGGCCGCTTCCGCCGCCTTCCACGCTTCCAGCATGGCCTCGAACTTCGCTATTTGAGCGTCGTTGTGGGCTTTAATCGTATCCAGAGAAGCTTGGACTTCTGCCTTGAATTGAGATGTTTCAATCTGGGCTTGGGACTTCATCTGGGCCTCTACGACTTTCGCGTCATTAACGGCCTTCTGAATGTCAAGTTCTTTCTGTAACTGGTGAACCTGCATCTCGGCTTCTTGTTGTATTTGTGCAACTTGTTCCTGCATCTGCTGTTGAAGCTGCTGAAACATGAGTGTCGTCTCGTCATCGGGGACGTTTATAAACCTCTCTGGGTTCTTGTTCCCCGCGTCTTGATAGGCTTCCAATAAAAGCTCGACCGGTTTTATGAGATTCGCGAATAGCGGATTTTGAGAAGCAAAGGCCGTGACTGCCATTGTCTTCTGGGTTCTCTGCTCCTCTCCCAAGACACCTTTAGCGCCCACGATTTCAAACTGGACGTTCTCTGGGAGTTGGTTTTTGGTTATCCACTCGAAGTCAGGGGCATCCATCTCAGGATTGTAGAACGGGTATCTTTCTAGGTTCTTCCTGTTGAAATAGTGTTGCATGTAGAGGAAAGTACACAGGGACTTCTCGAAGTCTTCAACGAAGTCTACAATTCTGACCTCGCCTCGCTGGTCAGCCAGCGTGACTTCTGCCTTGGTCTTCTCTACTGAATCAGACCCACCAGAACGGACGGCGTTGACCGCGGTTCCTCTTTCCAGTTGATTAATGGCAAACGTAAGCCCTTGTAGGGCTGATTGAGAACTTCCGGCTTGGATTACTTCGTATTTCGCTGAACCCCTGGTCGGGGTCTTTGAGCCAGGAGCTATTAGAGGGCCACCGTTCTCAACGTAAGAAGGATCTGACGCGTCATAAACAATCGGAGGCTCTGTTTCTAAATCTACTGAGTCTAGGAATTTATTAGCCGACCGAGAAGCCATCTTTTGGGTCGGGCTTAGTTTAATAAGGGGAGATGTATAGTAAGGGTCTCGAACGTCCTGACGCTCGTATCCACCGTAGATTATCGGAGGGAATGGTGTCTCAACCGGGGAATAGTAAACGATGATACCGTTTGCAAGAATAACCTTGGAGTTTGGCAGATAAATGTCGCCGTCATTCCTTTGAATCGAAATATCTCCGTAATACTTGCATAACTCAACGTCTTCTGTTTCTACATCTTTATTCTTATTCTTCTTTGTTTTTACTTTTGAAACCTGGGATGTCATCCACCCCTCGCCCTTAGAGATTATTTTAAGCCTCTCTAAAGGCATGAAGTCTGTTAAAATCATGGAGCCGGAATAAATAGTATTCGCCCCTATAACAGAAGGTGAGGGGTCAGGGTACGCGTTCCACATAGAGTAAGGCTTCCATACAGGAGCGTGCAGAGATTGAATACCCGACCCCTCGGACACTAGCATCTGGTCTTCTTCTACAACCTCGACTACAAAAGAGCCGTGGTGTAGTGCCTCCTTTAGGGAAAGCTTGACCCGCGCCTTAAATCCGAAGTCTTTATGCTGTTGGGTCATCAATGACCTGATTCGGCCATCTACCCTCTTTTGCTGTTTTGGATCAGACTTCCTCTCGCCCGTGGACTCGTTGATTTCAGCCGGAAGTTCGGCGTGGCATTGCATCCATGCCCGTGACGCGGGGAAAGATAGACGGATAGCATCGGCTGTTAAAATCTCAGAGGCTTCAGCCAGATTCCCAAGTTCGATGGCATTATGCCAGTCACCATTATCCTTAATGTCTTTTTTGGACGCAGAGACAGGCTGCATAGAGATTTGTCTATCGACTTCTCTCCAGATAGCCTCATGCTCTTTACGGTATCTGTCGTTCTCTCGGATCTTTTTTTCTTTCTTGACGTATTCCTGAACCGAATCCCAGTCTTTTTTACTGATACGTCTTTTTTTTATGTCTACCAATTGCGCAGGCCACCTTGTATTTTTTGTTGTGGTTGTCGCACTATTTTTGTCAGTGCGTGGCGTCTAAACATCACGGCATACCGTGTAGCTGAGATAAAGTCGTCGAACCGCGGAACTATCTTTCCATCTTTACGATGGTACATCTTCAATTCTTCCCAGAACGGGGAGACCGTTGAGAATACCTTAAACCGTCCGGTTTCCATCATTTCTAACATCTCTAGAATACCGGCTTCTACCGAGACACCACCCTTTCCTTCCTCATCACCCATTTTTGAGGGGTTGGTAAAGAAGGTGTGGAACATATTTAGCCCCTGTCGTTTATAAATTTCTGACAATGGGGTTCCAGAACCTTTTTCCGTTTGGAGACCGTCTTTCGGCCAGCTTATCGGAATCCACTCGCCTCTTTGCTTGATTGCGTCTGCGTGGATGGCTGGCAGGGCTCGCGTTTCTCTGTATCCGTCATAGACGTAAACAGTGTCGTTCTCTCTATCCCATGCAACCCAAGAGGCTGCAAATGGGTGATCCCATCCGAAGTCAACTCCACAAATACGGGGCCAGTGTTTCGGGATTTCAAACGGGTCTATCTTTATCTGCTCTTCATTCACAGAGAAGACAAGACCTGAACCCATGTTCGGTTCTCCCTTTGATCGCATATCCCATTCATGCTTGGGGAACTTCTCCAGATTGGCCTGGCGGATCTCTGTGGTCATGTGAGGAGCGTCATCCCATGTCGCCCTGACTAGAGCTTGGTTTGGGCCAAGATCGTTTATGAATTTAGCCACCACGGGGGTAATGCCTTCCTCTGGGGTGAAGGTCATATAAATATTACCGTTAGTGGCGAACGTACCTCGGGCGACCTGAGACCAGATATCTTGAGGACATTCTTCGTCTAGCCATGCCTCGTCATTACGATAGCCCATGAACTTCTTTGGGCCCTGCTCGTAGGCTCTGAAGAATATCTTGGACATCCCACCGGATTTGTGCCTTACAAGAACGGAGTCGTAGGCGTTAGGTACGCCAGGTTTCCTTACTTTCTCTCCAATGAGGTGCTTTGGTATAGCCCCAGTTCCAATAAGATTGTCGTCGGTTGGATCTCCGAATAGATCACCTTGACATCTATCCCTAGTAGTTTCGTTAGTATTAGAAGCCACCAATATTGAAGGCGGCGACGAGTGACGATTACCTTCCCACCAATCAGGGTATAAACCTGTTGCATGGAAAGCTGTTTCATAAGCACCGCAAACAGTCTTTCCGATTTGATTTGCTGCCATGAGAGCCTTCTCTGTGGCGGGAAGTCCTGTGGAGCCTTTTGCATTGTGGAACCTGATCTGGAAGTCGTAAGGTTTATAGAACTCTAACTTATGTGTGTTTTTATATTCTTCAAGCTGTGATATTAGCTCTACTGCATCTTCAAGAGTCTGAGTCATCTTTAATATATTGGCTCAGCGTGTTCTCTGCGTGCCAGTCTAGGTGATAGTCGCAGTTCCGGTATTTGGTAAAGTACGGGCCGCCCTCGGTGAAATGGATGAGCTTTGCATTATCGTCGTACTTGTCGTAGTCTACGAGATGGTTCCAGACTTTAGGAAGATAGCCGATTTCGTGGTCTTCAAGCCATCTAAACTGGTGTAAGTCCAGCCCGTCTGCTTTATTTACATATTCAGGCGTGAGGACTTTGCACTTCTCGTTATTAAATAGCATAACTGAAGACCAGTTCTTCCTTTCGTAGCGAGTCTGCTCGTTACCAAGGTATTTAACGTCTTCTTTGGGAACGTGGTTATGATGAACCACCTTTACAGCATGGCGGTCACGATGCGCCCATAATTTAGCTATATCATCACGGACCAGCATGTCGCAGTCCATGAAAATAGCGTACCCCTCGAAATTACACATCCACGGAACTAGGAAGCGAGAAAACGCGAAGTCGTTACTCTGTTTTGGATGGCGGTCTCTTGTCAAGATCCCTTCCAGATTTTTCAGCGATACCGGCGTGATTGAGACAGGCATGGATGAGTGTCTGTGGATCGAGTGGATTAAAGGATAGAGAGTTCCGGCTTCTACTGGATCGTAACCAATGAAAATACGGATCACATGAAGTCCTTTGCGTCTTTATCTCGCCACTCTTTATATGACATCTTGTGTAAAGGCTCTATTGCTCCAGCAAGTTCGAAGTACCGAGTAGCCTCATTTTTATCTTTCAGGAAGTTCTCTTCCATCAGATTGATGTACTTTCGCTGTAATTTAAAAAGTTCTTGTCTTTCGTTAAACGTCATTTTCTCAACTCATCAAATAGTGGATGGTCTAGGAATCCCCAGTCAATCGGCTCATGGCTGTTGCCTATGTAAATGCCGTTGTCAAAAACGTAATCTGCGTTCT